TGGTTCTGCTGAGTCCGGGTTCCTGCTCACACAACCCGATGACCAAGCAATATGTGGTCAGCGATGTGTGGAACGGTGTGTCCGGAACCTTCAGTGAGGGAGAGATACTTCACTTCTTCATCAATTCACTGGACGGGAAGACGGGAGTGAGCACCCTGGAGTTCGCCAAGCGCACGATGAACATCAGCGCAACCGGTGACCGGGAGACCCTGGACAGATTCGCCAACGGAGGAAACGTGATGGGATTCATCACCAATGACAAGACCGTGACAGGCTTCGGGGAGTACCAGGATGAGCAGCTCATCAACACTGCACAGTCCCTGGAGGACCTATTCAGAAACGGAGCAAGGATAGCATCACTCCCAGGGCAGACGGACTTCAAGCAGATTTCCCTGTCATCTACCGACATGCAGTTCCTGGAGTCAAGAAAGTTCGAGGTGCGCCAGATATGCCGCTTCTTCGGAGTGAACCCTTCCTTCGTGTTCGACGATACCAGCAGCAACTACAAGTCTGCAGAGATGGCTCAGGCTGCCTTCCGTGCCACGACCCTGAATCCTATTCTCTGCAAGATAGAGGGAGAGTTCACCCGGAAGATGATCCCACGGACGCTGTGCTGCAAGCGCAAGTTCCAGTTTGACCGCAAGGCCCTCTATGCGTGCGACCTTGAGACGCTGGTGAACTACCAGCAGAAGACCATCCAGGCAGGACTCTACAGCGTTAATGACTGGAGAAAGTATGAAGACCAGCCTGGAGTGGAAGGAGGAGACCGTGTACTGGTATCCACCAACCTGGCACCGATAGACTCCAAGAAGCTGAGCGGAGAGTAATCCTTTTAATGCGTTTTGTAGGATATATAAATGGACAAGAATATGATACAGAAGAGAACCATAGAATTTCCGGTAGCCGACCTGCACGTCCGTGAGGCCGGCGAAGGAGAGGAAGGCAACATCATAGAGGGCTATGCCCTGAAGTTCGGAGTATGCAGCCAGCTTATCAATGACTGGTACGAGAGATACTACGAGATTCTGGAGCCAGGATGCCTCACCCGTGAGACTCTGGACACCCAGGACTTCATTCTCTCCCTCTACCATGATCCGCACAAGGTGCTGGGAAGAAGCAACCATGGAAAGGGCACACTCAGCTATGAGGTGGATGAGGTAGGCGTGAAGTTCTCATGCCGTATGCCTGACACCGCCTACGGCCATGAGGCACTGGAACTGGTGAAGCGTGGAGACCTGGACGGCTGCAGCTTCATCTACTCTACCGATGAGAAGGAGAACGTGGCATACACCAAGACCGAGGATGAGGAAGGGAATGAGCGCCTGGTTCGCCATGTGGTAAAGATTGACAACATCTACGACTTCACCCTTACCTGGAGGCCTGCATACAAGCAGACCGAGTGCTCTGCCAGGGAGCGTGAGCTGCTGGAGGGGATGAGTCCGGTAAAAGATATTAAGGAGAAGAAAGACGATACCGTCAGCTATCGTGAGGAGGTTAAAGCCTTGCACAAGGTTGCGGACTCTGCATTCGACTTCTAGTGAATTGACAATTATTTATTCATTTAAATCTATTTTGTTTATGGACAAGAATTTCAAAATGCGTGAGACATTGGAGCGCATAGACGAGATCAAGGCACGCCTTGGCGAAATCGCAAGTGCCATGGATGCAGAGGCTCGTGAAATGACTGATGCCGAAAAGGCAGAGAGAGTACAGCTTGAGCGTGAGCTCAACATCAAGCAGATGCAGGTGATGGCTAACACCAAGACTATCGAGGTACGCCGTGACAACATCGAGGATGCAAACAAGCAGATGCGTGAGGCTTTGAAGAACGGCCAGCGTTTCGAGCTTAAGATCCAGCGTGACGCCGCCACCTTCGGAGGCAACGCTTCCAACAGCGTGAAGGCCACCTACGTTACTCCTGCTCCTAACAACCCAGCACCACTCACAATGGGCGACATCGTTGAGCCATTGTACGAGGGTCTGATTCTGTCTAAGATCGGCATGCCATTGCTGACTGGCTTGAAGGGTGACTATATCTGGCCAATCGTAGAGGCATTCGATGCTACCATCGCAGACGAGACCGTAGCATTGGGCGACACCAAGATCCCATTGAACAAGCTGCAGGCTCATCCAGAGCGCATCGGCGTGGCAGTTCCTGTTACCCGTGAGGCTTTGAACGAGACTGACGACCTCATCCAGCTTATCTGCACCAAGTACATGCCAGTAGCTCTTTCTTCACTGTTGAACAAGATCATGTTCTCTGCATCTGCAGTTACAGGCGCTACTACTCTGATAGGCCCATTCGTAACCATGAAGTCAGGCCACAGCAAGACCTACACTACTGCAGCTCCTACTCTTGCTGACATCCTTGCTCTTCGTGGCCTCTGTCTGAACGAGGGTATCACTGCTGAGGGTGAGGCTTATGTGATGAACGAGTCCACCAAGGCTCTTCTGGAGGCTACTCCAAAATGGGCTGGCGCTAACAACTCAATCATCGAGAACGGACGCATCAACGGTGTTCCAGTGTTCTGCAACCACAACGTGGCTGACCTCGCAGTTTACTACGGTGCATTCAAGTATGCTCCTATGGGCTTGTTCGGTGACATCAACTTCATCGTTGACCCATACACCCAGAGCCGTAAGAACGTGGTTGACTTCGTATTGAACGCTGACTATGCAATCTCCGTATTGCGTAAGGAGGCATTCGCTAAGCTGACCCACACAGCCTAAGAGAGAGAACAATTCCGTATAACCACAGAGTGAGAAGACATGGATTTCGTAACATTGGATGAGATAAAGACGCACCTGAGACTCGACGACATTGTAAGCGAGGATGCCTACCTGGGAGTCATTGGCGACGCTGCAGAGGGATTGGCACTGAGCCAGATTAACAGGACGGCAGATGAGGTGCCTGAGATGTCGGATAAGAACCAGGCACAGTTCAAGACGCTCATCCTCCAGATCTGCGCCAGCATGTACGCACAGCGTGAGGCAGACTCTTCTGCCCAGCTTCATGTGGCTCCGGTCACCGAAGCCCTGGCCTTCTCACTCCGTAAACTGTCGGTAGGATGATAGCAGGACGTATGAACGACATCGTGCGCCTGCTGAGGCCCACGGTAACACGGGACAGCTTCGGGGCAGAGACTACAACCTACACCGAGGGTGCACCTATCCATGCGGAGGTACAGTGGAAGTCTGGCTCTACCTACGAGACCGTAGGCGAGCAGTTCCCCACCGAGAGGATAGACGTGCTCATCCGTGACCAGCATGAGGTAGGCGAGAAATGGAGGGTGAAGCAGCTCACCGGAAACGGGTACCTGTTCCACATCCGTGCCATCGAGCCGAACCGTGGCAAACACATGAACCGGCTAATCTGCGAGAGAGTAAATGAGTAGTATTTCGGTTATATCTGCAGGAGCTCTCCTGTATGACGTGCTCAGCAATGATGCCGAGCTGTCTACAATGTGTACCAAGGTGTTTCCCGTAATTGCCGAGGATGCGGCCATCCTTCCCTACATCGACTTCATGAGGGTAGGAGTGGAGGTCAGCCCGGTCAAGTCCAGGGAGCCGATGGAAGGAGCCCGTGCTGCCACCTTTGAGGTGACGTGCTATGCTTCATCCTATGCACAGTCCATTAAGATGGCCGAGCGTGTGTGCCACATCCTGGACAGCCAGTCCTACCAGTTTACGGATGCGGAAGAGAATACACTGACCGCAAGGTCTATTACATTCACCGGAAGTGAGGAACGGTGGAGCGGCGATGCCTATGCACAGGTACTCACTTTCACAATAAGAGTTTAATATGGCAAAAACTGGATATATCAATGGTAGTGACTTGCTGGTCAAGATAGCTGGCAAGGCCGTAGGCCACTGCACCAGCCACACCTTGACCTTCGCTTCCGAGACAAAGGATCGTGCAGTCAAGCCAGTGGCTTCTGCCACCATCTCCACTTCATTGTGGAAGGGTAAGGGTGTTACCGGCCTGAGTGTCTCAATCTCTGCAGAAGGCCTCCGCAACTATGATGAGACCGAGGGTGGCTTCAAATCCCTCGTGAACGCATGGACGACTGGTCAGCCTGTCGAGGTGATAGGCTTCGAGCGTGAATCTGACGCTACTCCATACCTGAGCGGTAACTTCGTCATCACCAATCTGGAAGAGACTTCCCCTGCACAGGATGATGCTACCTACAGCATCTCTTTGGAGAACGACGGCATTGTGACCATTACCAACACTGCAATTACTGGTGAGCAATAATGGAAAGTACAGTTCGAGTAAAAGACCGTGACTACCCCTTGCGCCTGAACATGGGTGCGATGCTCCGCTTCAAGAGGATCACCGGCAGGGAGGTCGGAGAACTTAGGGACTCCGATGTGGAAGGAGCCATCACTCTGGTGTACTGCTGTACTGCTGCCGCATGCAATGCGGACGGCGTGGAGTTCGGGTACACCCTTGAGGACTTCGCAGACAACCTGGAGCCTGAATCGTTCAGCAAGGCTAGCTCAGCCCTCTATGAGTCGGCTGAAAAAAAAAGGAAGTAGGAAGCGGTAAACCTGCGAAGATAGAAGATCTGCTGGGGATAGCTCTTGGATGTATAGGGCTTTCCCTGGCAGATTTTTGTTCTCTTACCCCTGATGAATGGGACTGTGTCTATGAATCATACATCGAGAGGGAGAACGTGCTGCAGCAGGGAGAGTGGGAGCGCATGAGGCTGCTGGCCACCATCACCGTACAGCCGTGGAGCAAGAAGAAGATAACACCGTCCCGGCTGCTCCCGTTCCCATGGGAACATGAAAAAAAGGAATCCAAAAACATAGTTTCGAGGGATATAGGAAGGGAACGCTTTAACCGGCTACTTGAAAAACTGAAGGATGGCGAGGGTAACGATTGACACAAGACAGGCCGAAAAATGCCTGACGTACCTGGAGACCAGGAACGTGATGAAGAAGGGGACTATCACCAAGCAGGTGCGGCAGTCCATAGGGAAGGTTCGGCGTGCAGTGGTGCAGAACCTACACTTCACGTCAGACCCAAGGCAGATGCGCCGTGCAGTACAGAGTACGGTCTACAAGAGGGTCATCGGTGGCAACGTGAACATCTTAGATCCGAGGAAGCGTGAGGGCAAATCCGTGACCATCCGATATGCCAGGGGAGGAAAGTCCGGAAGACCGAGGAACAGGAAGGTCAGCCAGAGAACCCGGCAGATTGACAGCTATTACGGAAGAGACCGTGCTTTCCTTCTCCGTATGATTAACAAGGGGAAGAACATGAGAGGGCACGGAAGGAACAAGGACTTCTTCGATATAGCTGACACCAAGATGAAGGAGGCAGCTAATGAGATAAACTCCTGCATCGACAATGAACTACAGAAAACAGCAGACCAATTCAAGTGATATATGGCTAAGATAATAGAGAAGATAGTAGTCGACGACTCGCAGCATTCCGAGAAGCTGAAGAAGGCTAAGTCCGAGCTCCGGAGCTATGCTGCCAGCCAGCAGTCCACGGGCAATGTCATTAAGGGTGTGACAGCCGTGGTGGGCAAGTTCGCTGCCGGTGTAGGAGTGGCCATGACTGCTACGGCTGCACTCAGCAAGGTATTGGGCAGCAGCCAGACTACTGCGGACAACATGCAGGCTGCTATGTCTGCTGCATCCGCAACCGTGGAGACATTTGCCAATGCGCTGGCTACATGCGACATGTCGGCATTCACCAACGGACTTAGCGGTGTGGTATCCAAGGCACTGGAGGCTGCCCGTGCGGTTGACCAGTTGGGAAACACCATGATTTCCTACAACTTCTTCAAGTCTGGCATATCAGCCGACCTTGCAGACCAGATGGTGGTGCTCCGTGACAAGAACGCCACGCCTGAGCAGAGGGACCAGGCCAAGAAGGCAGCGCAGGAACTCATAGACAAGGAGGCCGAACTGGTGACCAACATGAGCACCCAGATTATGGACACCGTGCGTAAGACAATAGCCAGTGAAGGCAAGGGAGTCCTCAATGCCGGCCAGATAGGAATGTCCGACATTCAGAAGGTGTACGCAGTTGATGCCTTCGGTAACATCTCCATGAACCATGAGAGGCTGGATGCAAGATATAATGAATGGAGGATGAAGGAGGCCCAGCGAAGTCAGCAGGGTAATACCTCCTACGGAACACGTCAGGAGCTCATCAACGAGTACAGGGATGCCATCCTTGGCCACATGATGCTGGAGAACATGACAGACGAACAGCTTCAGAACATCGCCAACATGATCCAGCAGTCCAACAATGAGCGACGCTCCCTGGCTGCAGACCGAAAGGCACTGAACCGTGCAATGTCAGGTGCGGATACTCCGAAGGTCACCACTCCGAAGGTCACCACTCCGAAGGTCACCACTCCGAAGCCGGAGCTTCCTGTGGAAGGTTCTCTGGCCTGGTACCAGGACAGACTTAGCAAGGCTAACAAGGATCTGCAGAATGCAGCCACCGATGAGGCAAGGTATGC